TTCAAGTAATTCTTTCTGTTTGTAGACTTTAAAAATGTTTTCTAAAATACTTTGACCAAATGGCCAGAATCTGTCAAGACCTTCTGTTAAACTTAAGTGTACAATATGTTTTGCGTCAATTGAACTTTCACTTTGACCCAATGTAAAACGGCTACCACTTGTATTATATGGCATAGCTGGAACAGTATATGGTGTGTTTGTACCGCCACCACTGCCACCTAAGCCTGTTGCTGGGTTTGCAGCAAAGTCTGTGTTTGTTTTTTGTGCTACTGTTAAATCTTGTAAGTTGATGTTGAGGTCTTTGATTACATACTGTTCAGGCTTTTTACCTTCACTTTCGTTAACAATAACTTTAATAACTTTAACCATATCGACCCAATATAACTTAAAGTTTTCTGGGTCACGAACAAAGACTTGATCTCCGTATTTAACAACGTTACGGAAAATTTTGAATACTCTAGTGTCAAATTCGTTTAATTTGCACCATTGTTGTAATTGTGTTTTCAACAATTCAACTTCATGATTAGTTGGCTCATCTTTAAATTCAATGTTAAATGGTGTTTTATTATGTTCGTTTTTCTGTGTACTAAATTCTGCTAAAATATCTAAACACGCATTAATTTCAGCATCAACGTCCATCATTTCATATTGGTTATAACGTTCAATACGATTAGGATGTCCTGTATAGACTTCAGGAAGTCTACTCATATAATTCTTATAACCAAACTCTGTGTTATTCCATCCACCAGTACTTGAGCCATTTTGTCCTGGCGAACTATTCCATGCGCCGGTATTACTATTAATACCAGAGATAGGGCTTGATACACCCGATTTGTTTAAAAATTTCTTTTTGTATGCCATTGAAGTATTTAGTCTATTAGTTTAGTGTGCGTACTTTACTAATTTACCTTGTAATGTGTTGCTCTTATCTAAATGATCAATTATTCTATCTAATTTAGTTCCCATAGTGTTTACCAAATCTTTATTTGTGTTGACAAGTTCTTGTATAACTTTGCTCATATCAGGTGAAGCAGTCATATTACCTGTTATTTTTGGTATAGATTCGCTTGCAGCCGCTGCAGGGTGTTTAAATTCAACTGGTATTGCTCTACCGCCTGGTAATGGTACGATAGCTTCACGACCTGCCTCACCTGCAATACTTACACCATTGGTGATACCGCCCATTGCCATTTTTGGTAGATTACCGCCACCGTTACGTTTTTCATTGATTAATTTTGAAAGATATGGGCTGTCATTTGGTAAACTGCGATATGTATAATCACTACCCCAACCCACCAATTGATTATGTGAAGTATCTAAGTGTATGTGTGGTCCACCTGGTGCTCTAAATTCCGCACCTAATCCTGTAAATCCTAAACCTATTGCAGTTGAAAATAACGTATTTCTTTCAGCATCACTTAAATTGTTAGAAGCAAGACCTAAGTCAATAGCAGAGCCATCACCGTGATTTGCTACACCAGGTCTAACGCCACTTGTAACAATTAATTTTTTACCTAATACGTTTTCTAATTGTTGCTTTTTACTTAATACGTTAGGTTTAACTCCTGCTTCTGTACCAGTTTGATTTCTACCTGACGGATCTGCTGCTGGTGATCCAGGTGGCGCATAAGGAATTGTAGGTGTTCCGGGGAAACCTCGAGGAATCATACCTCCAGAAGGACCAAACCCGTTAATACCCCTACCAACTCCAGGCATGTTAGGCATTACAGGTGTTCCGGGGAAACCTCGAGGAATCATACCTCCAGAAGGACCAAACCCGTTAATACCCCTACCAACTCCAGGCATGTTAGGCATTACAGGTGGAGCAACATTTGGATTTAAATCATAATCACCTTCTAGTGTTGTATCTTGTTCTAAATCATCTGATAATTTAGATATACTTTCAGTTAACTTTTGCAATGTAGTTAACATAGATGCAGCCTGTACACCTTGACCAGGTTCTGCTTTTGCTGTAGAACCTTCTGATTTTACACCTTCAAGATTTAAGGTAGATACATTCATAGTATTAACATTCATGGTGGCAATCATTTCAGATAGTTTATTTGCTGTTGTAGACGTACCTTCTGGTTTTGCACCAGTAACGGCGTTGTTACCACCAAAGAAATTATAAAGACCTTTACTTACAGACTTAGTATCAGCTAATCCAAACGTTAAACCACTTATTATAGAACCTGCACCGGCTGCAAATTTTTGACCCGTAGTAGCAGTTTCCCCTTTTTTCAAGCCCATTATATCTTCAGCGTGTGTGGCGCCTTCATATCCCTCATATGCAGAAGTAAGCAATGCTAATGGTAATGCAGCTTTTCCTGCTAATCTTCCTGCTCCTTTTAATAAACCACCAAAACGACCTAATTTTCCAAACATTCCTGCAGCTTTAGCACCAATTCCCGCTGCACCCAATCCTTCTGCTGCTGTAGCTGCACCACCTAAGCCTTCTGCCGCTTTGGCTGCGCCACCTAAGGCTTCTGCGCCTTCCGCTGCTTTGGCAGCTCCACCTAAAGCTTCTGCACCCTCTGCAGCGGCTCCGCCACCGCCACCTTTGCCTAGTTTACCTAAATTACCCAATACATCTTGTAATGCGTTGGCTCCTTTTAATCTACTAGCAGCTACTGCTAGTGCAAGACCGGCTATAGCAGCAGTTAAAGCATAAATTACTAATCTGTGTTGATCTAAAAAAGTTCCTAATTTTAATGAAGCGTTTTGTAAATTAACTGCTGATTGTAATAACGGATCTCTGTCTTTATCAGCCTTACCCGTGCCTATATTGGCTGTACCACCTTGCGCACGTTTCTTGGCTGCTTCTTCTTGTTGTTTCTTAACTACTTCTGGACTATTTGCAATAGCTTGTGCTACTACCTGTCCAGCAGCATCAATACCATATTGTGCTTGTGTTCCTTCACTAGCAGATATTAATGCCTGTCCTGTTTTTGATGAGAAAAATTCTCGTTGATTGTTTGTGAACTGTTCTAAAAACTGTGCTTGAGTCATGTTGCCTGATCTAACATCAGCAACCATTTTATCTATACCAGGTATTTGCAATCTTAGTTGTGCTGCACCAGCACCAAAAAGTTGTCCTGAAGCCAAGCCTCTTTGTAGTGCAGCCAATTGTTGAGGATTGATTTTATCTTTTACTACAGAAATTGCACCAGTTAAAGCATCGTCATGATCACGTATTGCTTTGGCTTGCGACATCAATCTTTCTTTTTCAGCTTGATTTGTAGTAGCCTGAGCTTGTGCTTCTAAGTCACGTGCTTTTTTGTCTTGACCTGCAAAATATAATTGTAAAGATGCGTTAGCAGCAGAAGCTTCCATTGATTTTCTTTGTTCTTCTACTGACTTACCTGTCATATTGGCAAGCTGTATTAAATTATCTAAGTATGAATTTGATGCATCTCTTAATGCTTTAACGGGATCTGCTGCACCTTTAGTAATAGATTCTAATGAATGTCCAGTTTTACCCAGAGTATCAATAAGATCCGCTTGCATTTGATTGTATTCAGCTTGGTTGAATCCCAATCTTCTATATTTGTCAACGGCTTCTTGTTGTTCTTTATTTGTTGAGTCTGTAAGTTTAGCAAATGCTCTAATACCACCATCTACCGAACCGCCCAATTGCGTAAGTCTTGGACCTAATGTGCTAAGAGTTTTAGTAAATTCGCCTAATTGTGCAACTGTGTAACCTGACTTATGACCTAATTCTGTAAGTTCCTGTGTGGTAATACTAGCACCAGAACCCATTTTAGCAATACTATCATATGCGTCAAGTTGTCTTTGTTTGAATTCAACAAGTGATGTTGCTAACTTAGTAAATATGCCTACTGTTGCACCTACGGCTACACCTAATGGACCAAATTGTTTGCCCAATGCCATAGCCGCATCGCCAGCAGCGTCTAAAGCACCGTTCCATTTTGTTAATGTTCTTGCAGAATTGTCTAATGTAGAAGTTAAAGTTTTGGTTGCGTTTACTGTTCCACTTGCAAGAGTGTTAAGTGCCTCAGATTGTTTCTTTAAATAATCAATGTTTTCCTGAAGTGCTTTTTTACGCGCCTCTAAGGCTTCAGCTTCAGCTTTTTCTGCTTTGGTGGTTTGGTCAATAGAAGGTATTAACTTTTTAATCAACGCATCAGCAAGTTTATTTGCAGCGTCAGTTTCTCTTTGTTTGGCTTCTATGTTTTCTTGATTATTTTCGTCCACTTTTTTACCCACTAAATATATTAAGTATTTAGTTACCAAAAAACTACTCATTTATAACACAAGGAACAATGTATGAGTTCAAACCCTCTTAAACAGTATTTTAGAAGACCTGCACTTTATATTAAACTACCTAGCAATGGGCAAGGATATGCACAGGGAGACATAGAAATGACTGAAACAGGAGATTTACCTGTATTTCCAATGACTGCAATTGACGAAATCACAGTTAGAACCCCTGATGCATTGTTTAACGGAACCGCAGTAGTAGAATTAATTAAAAGCTGTGTGCCTAATATTAAAAACCCTTGGGCTGTGTCTAGTATTGATCTAGAGGCTTTATTTGTTGCTATTAAATCTGCTTCACAGGGTAGTGAAATAGAAATGGAAAGTGAATGTCCTGCATGTAAAGAAACGGGGAAATATGGAGTAAATTTAACTGCTATGCTAATGGGGTTAAAATCAGGAGATTATTCTGTTGAATTAAACATTGACGAATTATATTTTAAATTTAGACCATTAACTTTCAAAGAAATGAATGATGTTTCTATGACACAGTTTAATATACAACAAAAATTAACTGCTAATAGTAATGATTCTGCTGAAGAAGCTGCTAGAAAAAATCAAGAAGCTGTTAAAAAAGTTACAGAATTAAGTATGGAACTAATTGCTGGATCAATAGAATATATTAAAACTCCAGTTGGAGTGGTAAAAGAAAAAGAATATTTTTCAGAATACTTAAAGAATTGTGATAAAAATGCTTTTGCCAAAATCAGAGACTATGTAACTGAGTTAAAAGAAAAATCAGAAAGTCCCCCACTACCTATCACTTGCGTAAACTGTCAACACCCATACGAAACTAAATTTACGTTGAACATTACCGATTTTTTCGGTTAAGGCTTCTTAATATGGCCCCAGAGGCTATTAAGAAGCTTATAGACGGATACGAAAAAGAAGTTAATAGCATTAAACATAACGCATTAGTTATGGCTTGGTATATGCGTGGCGGTGTGTCCTATATAGATATTTTAAATATGTCCACACCAGAAAGAGAATCTATTAATAAAATCATTGAAGATAATTTGGAAACTACCAAGAAATCTCAAATGCCGTTCTTTTAGAGTTGTACTACGTACAACTGATACCTCATTCACTTCGTTCATTCGGTATCTATTTTTATTCTATGGGATACTACTGCTGCTTTGAGCCATGGTAGTGCTATACAGCACTACCACAAAAAAAGACTGCTTGCCCCTCGCATGATGTTTATTCCCCGTATAACTAGCCGTCTATGCTGTTATACGCTACCGGTTGCTCTGTAAAGTTTAATGGGATTGTAGTTGAGTTGACCTCAGCAACGCATATTCTATAGCATCAAAACATAATATCTATAGACTTATTCAGGGTTCGCTTAACCTAACGATTGCCCTGTCGGTGTTCCGTGTTAACTAATTAACACGCTCTCTCCAGAATCCGCAGGCGACTGGCTTCCCAGGCTTGCTCAAGGAGGATCAGGCTTCCCTGATCAGACTAATTGTTGTGAATTTGTACTGACTGTTAAGTACGGTGAGTTAGTTGACGTGGTGTCTGTTGCGCCTGAATATGCTGCAAAAATATCTTTGTTAAACTTAAAAAAATTGTCAAATTCTAAAATAATCCAATCTTTATGTTTAGCACTAGTATAATATAAAAAGTGGTCTGTGACCCAAGTATATTTACTCTGTACTACTACAAAACGTCCTTTACGATTGAATTTCATGAAAAGTACGTTAAGATCATCTGGTTCTGCTACTTCCATCATTTGATCTAACCAGCCATCAAGAACTTTGCATTCTCCTGCTAGTACTAGATGAAATGGGAAATCAGCATAGCTTTTGCACTCTGTATTCAATTTTGAAAAGCTTTGACCGGGGATAATATCTCCCTTAAAGCTACGCACTTGTCCTTCGTGTAGTACTTGTTTTCTTTCTTTATTTTTACCGCCTATATAGGCGCCTGAATTAGGTACACGAATAAAAGATTCTCCATAAAGGTCTGATAGAAATCTTGCGACTTCTCTTTCGAACCCTGAACCTTTTGCTTTACTTGGACTTGGCATGATACTAATTATGTTAAAATTTTATGTCAAAAAAATTTTATACAAACTCCCTAGATGAACTATATGTTGTAAATCCATTTTCTTTTACAACTTTTAATACACTTGGTACACGACCTGCTAGTTCTTCTCTGTGACTGACTAGCCAAATACTCTTACTGCGTCTGCGACTCATATCTTTTAATATAGCCATGCTATTTTCAACGCCTATAGTATCAAGACCGCTGTCAATTAATTCGTCAATGAATAATGTATTGATTGGGAAGTATAAGTTTTCCCAAACATCTCTAAACGCAAATGATAAACCTAAAATTAAACGATTGCGTTCACCACGACTTAAGTTGTCAAAGTCAAGTTCACGACCTAATTCTGTAATTTCAACTTGCAAATCGTTTTGGAACACTACTTGATGAGGCAATCCTATTTTATCTAAGTAATGAGTTAATCTTGCATTTAAATAACTAAGGTTTTGATCAATAATCTTTTTACGAACAAAACTATCTTTATTGGTTAATAAATTTAAAATCAGTGTTTGATGTTCTAATAATTTAGATAACTTATTAATAGTATCAAAACTAACTGTTTGTAATACCTGACTTTCCATTTCACTGATTTGTTCAATATATGGATCAGTTTCTTCACTTTTAGTTTCAATTTGTTTTAATATGTTACTGATTTGACTGCTGTGCATTACTGCCTCAGCCTCAGTATCATAATGAGTTTTAGGTGTACGACCTAACACACCCAAGTTTTCTAATGTAGTGTTATGTTCTGTTAATTGAGTTTTGGTTGTTTCAGCTTGTGCTAACGCTTCTTCCAATGCTTTTTCTTTTTCAGACAAAACATCATTATGTTTTTCATCATGGAACTCTTGCCCACAAGCATAACATGTGTGATTTTTTAAATCTTCAATTTCTTTTGATAGTTTGGCAATAGATTTAACTTCTTTGGTCTGATCTGTTTCACAACGTGTAATTAATTTCTTTAAATCATTAATTTTCTTTTGTTTTTCGTTATAATCAGCCAAATCTTTATGTGCTTGTAACTCATCATCAATATTGATTTTATTTAAATCATCATATACCAATGCAAGTTTAGCTAAATCTTCATTGTGTTTCTTTTGCCATAACGCACTTCTGCGTTTAGTAGCATCAATTTGTTCTTGTACACGTTTGTTTGCTTCTTCAATAGCCTTGATATTCATTTCTTCTTGTTGAATATCATCTTTGGTTCTTTTAATTTTATCTTTTAATAGATCAGCCTTTTCACTTAACAAGGTAATGCCAAGCAATTGTTCAATAACATTGCGCTGATCATTAGCTTTCATAGCTAAAAATGGTTCACTATATGTATTAAGAGCAACAGTGTGTTTAAACATATCAAGTGTCATACCAATTGCTTTTTCGATATGATCTTGTGTTTCTCTGTTTTCACCTTGCGCATCATCTGTAATTTCTTGTAAATTATTGTTTACATAAAATTTTAATATGTTTGGTTTACGTCCGCGTTCAATTTTATATTCAATACCATTTGCACTGAATTCCAATGTCACTAACATGGCTTTACTATTTGTGCGGTTGATTAAATTATCTTTGCGAATACTATTGATTGGTGTGCCAAACAATGCATAACTCAACCCTTGAATAAGAGTTGTTTTACCTGTACCGTTTCTTGCGCCATCACCACCTAAGTCTAAATTTTCTCCTAGAATAAGTGTTAGTTCTTTGGTATCAAAGTTTACTGCTTGTGTAACATTTCCTATTGAAAGGAAATTTCTTAATGTAATATTTTTTAGTATAATCATCGTTTTAGTGTTCTGAAAAAATCACTTTTGGCTAAATTTTCAGCTTTTAATGTTCTTTCAATTATTCCTTCTATTTTTAATTTGGCGCTAATAAGTGTTCTCTGTTCTCTTAAACTACCAACATAAGGATGCACTTTTGTTATT